ATAAGTCGCTGTAAAGTCATTACCTTGTAATGTTGTAACTACAATTTCCGTATCTGAAAAACCAGCAGTTGAACTGTAAGTTTGTAAATCAACATTTAAGTAGATTGTACCTCCTTCATCGCAAATATCATTGAATAAGTTACCGTTAGTACCTGCAGACTTTTGTCCGTAAGATACCATACCTTTACCATATTTTTGTGTTACAACGTTGAAAGGTAAGAAAGTTCTACCACTTAACGCATTTGCACGAGGTGCAGTAATTGTTAATGAAGCTAAAAACTCTTCTGTATCCATTTCGTTACCGTCTGGACCAGCTAATTTACCTTGACCTAATCTAGAGAAACCTTCCAACTTTAAGATTACTGATGAAACCTCGGTACCTGTAGCGATAGTTACAGGAGAACTTTCAACACCATTTGTAAAAGTTACAATAGATGTACCAGTTAAAGAAACATCAGTGAATGAACCTTTTGAATAATCAAAAAGACCTTCAGTTGCTGCGTCACTACCTTCGTAGAAACGATCGTAAAGATTTCTTGCATTTGTGTCATAACCTTGACTTGATGCACCTGTACTTGGATATCCATAAGGAGAATAATGGCCATTACCATCTCTCTCTTGGATTTTAGGTACGAAGAAGAACAATTTACCAATTGGTAAGTTCATTGCTTGTACTGATACGATGTCATTCGCTAATAATTTAGAGAATACACGACGGATGATAGGGAAAACTACAGTTTCAAAAGAACCTGAAGAATCTGCCACAGCCGCTTCGTTAATCAAATATGACGCTTGGTTTTCATACAATTGCGCGATATTATCTTTTTGGTGACCTTCTAAGTTTTCTAAGAAACCTAATTCGTCCCATTTTTTAATGGTATCTTCCTTGATAACACGTAAATGTTTTAATCCGATGTTACCAACCATACCTGATTCTAATAATGCTCCCATTTTTAAAATATTTTGTTTTTTTAGTTTATTTTATTTTTGTCATCAAATCTTTCATTCTTTTGAACTGTGGATTTTCGTAAGCTTTTGACTCAGCTAAAACCTCAGTAGAAGTAGATGTTGATGGCATGTTAGTGATTTTTTCAGCCACTGATTCAGTTACAGTTATTTTAGTATCTAATTCAGTTTTTATTGTTGCGAATAAAGTTTTAGCTTCATTCATAGAAGAAATAGAATCAAATCTCTTTAAAATATTCAATTTCTCTTGTTTTGTTGTAGAATGTTCAGTGAATAAACGAGTAGCGTAAGCTAAGTTCGCGTTGAATACAGCAACTTCATTAAGCTTGTCTTTGAAAAGAATTAAAGCTTTCTTGTATTCAGAATTTTGTTTCTTCAACTTTTCAACTTCTTCGTTCATTTCATGACGACCTGCTTTATATTTTTTACCTTGGTCAGCTGGCTTTCTAACATCGTTACCCAATGTTCTTGCTGCTTCACCAACTTCAACTTCTTTAGCTTCACCTTCAGAAGCTTCTACTTCCTTAACTTCATCTTCGTCTTCACCTAACTCAATTTCATATAAAGTTTCATCCATTTCTGTATCATCAGAAGTTTCGTCAGTTTCAGCACCGAAATCTGTGTCCATTTCAGAACCCATATCAGTATCTAAATCTGTGTCCATATCTGTATCGACATCAGGAGTTTCCTCACTATCAAGTTTGATGATGTACTCATCTTGACCGTCAGCAAATTCAACATTATTACCATCTTTCTTAACTACAATACCATCTTCTGGTTTCATAGCCTTGAAAACTTTAAGAACCTCATCATCTGAAGCTCCTGTCATGTCCATAACGTCTTCGTCATCCATACCTTCTTCTGGAGATGGTTCAGTACCTAAATCATCCATAGATGTGTCGGTATCGTCACCAGCTTCAGAATCTAAGTCATCGATTCCTTTACTTGGTTCATTATCGAGGTCTGTGTCATCATCTTCAACATCAGTGTCAGCATCTTCACCATCGGTGTCAGCTTCATCATCTGTTGTTACATCATCTTCCTCTTCGTCAGGTTTAGTTTCGTCTTCAGGTTGTTCACCCATTGGATCTAACTTCTCCTCTTCTTCTAACGATTCTTTAAGCAAGTCGCTTAGTTCTTGTTTCATTGTAGAAGCAAGTATACCTTTTGCATTTTGCTTAACAGCTTCTTCAAGGTTTTGCACTTGAAGTAACGCTTGTTCTAAAATAGATTTTTCGCTCATTTGTAAAATTTGTTGTTTTATTACCTTATAAATACTTGGAAATTTGGAAAAATTGACTATTTCAATATTCCCACCCCTAATAAATTAATTATTTAGATAGAAATGTATCTAATCTACCCATTAGTTTTTTCATTCTGTCCTCAACTACGGGTTTTTCAATTGTAGATTCTTGATATTGGTCTCTTTCAGATGGGTCACTAAAAACATAAGCTCCAGGTGTAGATGGAGATGAAACTAAATCAAAACAAACTAATTCAAAGTCGTCTTGTACAATGTTCTCACCTTTAACTTGTTTAAGTGAACCTACCCCACGAGAAGAGATACCCAAAGTTGCTCCGTTCATTAATAACATAGCAGCTTGGTCTCCTTTGGTAGAAACAATACCCATCTTCTTCCAACCTGGAGAAGTGAATAGTTTTATCTTACCCATAAGGATTTTACCATCCCACCATGTTTCTAAAATTGAATGTGAAATTCTATCTAAATCAATAAGTGAAGATGTTGGGTGATTTAATTCATTTAAAGCCCCACCCTTCTTAATAATTGTTTGGTATTTTTCGTTTTCTCTCTTAAGTAACATCTCAGGATAAATCCTTCCGTTCTTATTTGGAGTGTCGTATTTTTGTAAAACAGCATAAAGAACCATGTCCTGTGAGAAGTCCATGTTCTTCATTTCTGAAATTATTTTTTTATTTTCGTCTGGAGATACGTGACCAGCATCGTATTCAATTAATAATCCTCTGCCGGTTTCTTTTGGTCCTAATACCTTCATTTATAGTTTTTATTACTATAAATACATCAATATCTAACTTATTTCTTTGTTTTGTAAAAATTGAATAGTTTTTTATCAGATAACCCTTCATCTATGATATGTTCAAATAAATCATTAATGATTATTTTAACATCTTTTGATTTAATGTCGAATTGATTGTTAACATATAATGTTACCTCCAAATTCATAAAGGACCTCTTTTCTAACTTAATTCCTTTAGTTCTAACATCTAAATCTACAATAGATTGGTCTTTAAAATACGGACTTTTTAAGTTGTATATTATTTCTTTAACCTTTCTTCTTGATTTTCCAATCAAATGGTTGAAGTCGTCCGTTTCGTTTTCGGGTTGTAACCACGAATTTAATTTAAGATATATGGTTTTCAGATTTTTAAAATCTACGGTACCATAACCGATTTTTACTTCATTGTATGTTCCCAATGGAATATACTTACCAATTTTCATTATAATTTCATATTATTTTTATTTTATGGTGTTTTATAAAAAATAAATAAAATATTTGATTATTCCAAAAATACTTTCATATATTTGTAATATATTTATTTATATATGATTATAATTGATTTACAAAAAGAGAAAAGTATTGAGACTGCGTTAAGAACTTATAAACAAAAAGTTCAGAAAACAAAACAAGTCCAAAAATTAAGGGAGAGACAACAGTTTGTTAAACCTTCTGTTAAGAAAAGAACTGAAAAATTGAAAGCGGTATATCTACAACAAAAAAGAAATGGACTTAGTTAAGTCCATTTTTTAATTCTGTTAATCTGTAATAATTTAATTTGGATGGGAACATTTCGTTAACCTCATCTTTCACTTTCTTTAATTTAGTTGATAAATCAGTTTCATTTGATTCACTTATAAGTGTAGATACTTGATTGATAATAGATTCCTTTAATTCAGTTGTTTTAGTTAATACATCTTCATGAGATAAAGAAAGGATGTTCTTTAACTCTTCTTTTTGTTGTTCCGATAATGTATTAGAATAAAGAACATTAAAGTTATTTGTTAAAACGGCATTTAATAAATTTTCATTCGGGATTAATGTTGAATCTTTAGATTCTTTAATTTCCTTTTTAGTTGTTAAATGTTCTACTAATTTCTTCTTTGCAATTACTTTCTTTTCAATATTAGATAATTTATCGTTTTCTATTAATACGTCTAAAGAACTATAAATTTCATTTTCATTAATTGTCTCCACATTAATCATTTTATTTAATGATGTGCAGAATGTTGTTAAATCTTCCATTTGTTGTTTTAAGATTCCAATAACCCCTTCAACATATAATTTTGCAGTTTCTTTATCTTCAATATATTTGTTTTCAATTTCTTCATAGAACAAATACATTTCTTTAAAATCTTTGTTTTCTTTAATTGTGGTTAGTATATCCTTTATCTCTGCTTTATTTTCATTAGCATAAGATTCAGTTAATTTAGTTAATAATTTACTTTTTATTATTCCGAATTTGTTCATTTTTAGTCATTTAAAATATCCTTCAATTTATTCTCTATCTCATAAATATTCTGTTGTGCGCGTTTCATATCAAATAATGAACTAAAATCTTCTTTTTCTTCTCCCAACATACCTAATATCTTAGATTTCTTTGATTTAGATTCACTTAATGGTGGTTCTCCTCCACCTGCTGGTGCTGGTTCAGGTGCTCCACCACCCATATCCATACCACCTCCTTCTCCAGGATTTTCACCACCTAACGCACCCGCAGCTTCAAGTTTTTCTCTTTCTTCCTCAGGGATTCCGTATTTAGAATCAACCTCATCGAACACACCTGATCGTTTGATAATATTTTGAGTGTTAGTTAATTCAAAACCTATAGCTCTTTCTAAACGTTGTTGTTGTAAATCAAGTACGACTTCACTGTCACTAAATCCTAAAATATTCTTCTTTGCCCATGTATGCGACACCGGCAAGATACCAACTTGAGACTGGTCAGAAGTCGCATCTTTGTAAAGTGTTACCTTTTCCTTCCACTGCTCTAGTCTTAACAAATCAGACTGTGCTGATGGGTTAGTTAATGATAAAGTAAAATTATTCAATTCATCTTCCATACCTAAAAGATATAAATGAATTAACGCAACTTTATTTAACTCTTGTATTAATGATTTTTGTATTTTATTAATTGTTCTTGCAAAACGGATATCCATTAATGCAAGATTCTTTCCGTCACCAACTACTTCTTCAAATCCTAAAAATGCTTTAGGAATACGAAGTGCTGCTAACATTTTCTTTTGGATATATTCTATATCCGCAATTTCACCTAAGTTTTGTGCACCAGGTAAAGTTTCAATTGGCATTGTTTGTGACGCATCACGAACAGGAACAAAATAATCTTGGTCAACTGCCATTTGGTTATATCTCATATCTACCTGACCATTACGTGGATCTGAAATAGGACTACGTTTAAATTTATTGGCAACTTTTTGTACGTAAGATTCAATATCTTTATCGTCCATATTACCAACAAATATTTTAAACACACGTCTTTCAGGTGCTCTTGATGTTCTATAGATTAACATTGCATCTTCAGCAAGTAAAAGTTGTTTCCAAATTCTTCTAATCTTATCTAACATAGAA